CTTTTTGATACTGTCTATTGGTAGCGAGCTCGTGCTTCCATGTAGTTGCTCTCGTGCGACTCTCCTGTTGCATGCATCTCGCTCCATTTCCGCCGTCATCCTCGCTTTCGTTTCCACACTTAGTCTCGCCTCACAATTCCGCAGTCTCTGCGCGTAGTCATCTTTTTGCTTATCTGTGCTTATGACTCTCTCCCTGCAGCGTTTCAGTGATAGCGCCAGTGTTCTGGCTTTATCCTTATCTTCCGGTCCGCTGAACAACTGTACTATCTCCTCCACTGTGCGTTTTGTCCAGTCCATGTTGCCTCCTTTAATTGTGGTTGCTCATTATGAGAAGTCCCTGCCCTCACCGCTAATTAACCTTCTAACTGTCATGCTCCACTCCCTTTGATCTTGTCTCATGCCAGTTAAGATGAATTTCATCGTTCTTTCAGCCATTAAGCCTGCGAAGTCCTTGTAAACGATTAGCTCCCGCGCTTTAATTTTGCTCTGTACAAAGGCGGCGTCGTATGATGACAGGTGGTGTGCCAGATATGTGGATTCCTCGTGTTTCTCTATCTCCTTGTATTTGTCTACGTATTCACTTTGTATGGCTAATATGCCGTATGGTTGCATAAGTACCAGCATTCTCCTTTGGTCATCGACTTGCGTTCTCTCGACTGGTAGTGCGTCGCTACTGCCTATAACTACCAGATCTGGGCTGTATGCAATGTACAGGCCTTTGTGCTCCTCATGACTCAGCTTCTCAAGCTGCGCCTTCTTCATCCTGTGCGTGGTGGTCTTCAGCTCCATCAGCGTTGGATTGCTCCATAGCTCCTGGAGACTCTCGTTCTTCTTCACGATTACGCATGCTCTCCTCTTGCTGATCATTGTCTACCTCCGATATTGTTACACCCATCCTCCTGAGCGCGTTTGACCAATAGACTTCGTACGTTGTGCATTCAGCGTCGTCTATCACGCCCTTGATGGCTCTTGTTCCTTCACACAGGTAGGCCGCTAGGTCGCTGCAATTTTCAAGTTGTTCATGCTGCTCCGCGTATACTCTGTGTTGTTCTAGTAATCGCTTCGCGTCCTCAAAGCTCATTGTGTCACTGTGTGCGTCTATTTCTGTTGCTACCTTGTCAATTGCTTCGTTTGGAAGTGGCAGAAGTTTAATTTCACATCCCACCTCGATTAGGTACTCAATTAAGTATATGCTACCTATAATCCAGTCTGAAGCTTGCTCGTTCACTATCTGCTTGCAATATTCTATAATTAGCTGCTCGTACTCCTTTCTTGTCAGATGAGCCGATCCTCGCTCAATTCTGATATTGCTTGAGTTAACAGTAATCACTGTCTCTGTTTCATCGCTAAGCAGTAGGCTCAGAGCCGCCTTCACCACCTCCTCCATTTTCGTCGATATAAGAGGTTGGCTGCTGATCAAGGCTGGTTTCGGTCCCGTCCAGCTGCTCAGTATGGTTGCCAGACTCCTTTTTCCCGTTGCTGGGCCTCCCAAAATTGCTTTCATCGTCGTCCTCCAGTGAACTTACTGTTAAAGGACCTAATGGTCCTGTTTCATTGTCTACTGCGATGAACATGTCTCTTAAAGAGTCTGCGTCCAGGCTTCGGTGCTGGTTTGACGGTTTTGAGGTTAAGTCGAATTTAACATAGCCCGCTGTTACTGCCTTTTTGCTGAGTTCATCTGCTGAGTTTATTCCAATTATAACTGTTGGTCGTATGTCGTATAGCAGCGTGTAGCTAGCCATTGACTGCTCATGCCCCTCCTCCACTAGGGCTGTACTCTTACCTCCGAATAGGTTAACAAGTTTGGCTATTGATAGAGGAATGTCACTGGCCAGTCCAGCGCTGTTTACTATGTTTATATATATCATTATCTTGCGTCCTCTTCCTCCATCATAGTTGTATACAGCATCTGGCGAATGTCTTTCGTTTCTCCAGTAATTGTTCTCCAGCTTTCTCCCGACTTGGTGAATAGGGCGAATAATGTCTGGGTTGATGCCTGGCGCAGCACTACTCTGTTTATTATATCATCCATACTTCTCGCCGAATGTGTTGCCAGTCCGCTCTTTTCAAGAGCCTGATAACCCAGTTTGCGACCAAGCATGCTACGAGAGCCTTGCAACACCACCCCATGAGCATATAACCCTATTCTCGATCTGTAGAACTGACCTGAAAATTGCTTGATCGCCCATGACATGAAATCCATACACACTCTGACGTGGGCGACAAGATCTATATTGAAGAAATAGAACACCGGTTCCCAGTGAGTGAGATTTAATGCTTCACTTAAGTTCAACTCTACCGTGCTGTCTTTTTCTGTTGCTCCCCTCATTGCAGGAAAGCCAACCTTGAGTTTGGTGTCCTTTGTGCTGTTTGGCTCATTTGGAAACTGTAACAGAGTTATAGAGCTAACCATATCAAGTGGCGTGCTACGTGATATTGGAATGCCCGATCCAACTTGTCTCTGAGCTCCTAGCATAAGATAAGATGGATGTCTCACCCACAGTTGCTTGTCAGCAACTCTTATATCCTCGCTGACCCCTGGAGGGAGTATCGTCTCTTCATCAAGACTTCCTTTATATAGCATACGCCCCTCAGTTGGATCCATTTCTGCGCATCGGCTTAAGCCCATAAGTACGGTCGTGAGATTGTTTAGGTGCTTGTACGCCTCCGGATATTCAATCGGAAGATTCTCGGACTCTGGGGTTAATTGACCAAAAGTTTTGATGTCACATAATAGGGCGTCCTCAGGCAGATTATCTACATACACACCCGCGACTTGCTCTGCCATACTTAAGAACACATCTGGCTTTAAGGTAGTAAGAGATCTTGATATAAGATCGCTTACGTAGACCTGAGCATGTTGCCCCCCTTCGTCAGCGATGTTCTTGACAAAGTAGGTCTCAGGAAAATAACTTGTGGCGTCCAAGTAGGTTAGGAATTTAACCTCCACTTTTGGATCCTTAATAAGTGGGAACATGAATACTCTGCGCAGCTCATGAGAGTTTGAAGACTTCACGGGAAGCACTGTCATTTGATCAGCAATTTCTTGAATGCTAATCAGTTTAAGCTTGCCGGGCAGATTATTTATAAAAGATGCAACTCTGTCAAATCGCTGTTCATCATGGTAAGGGGTGTAGTCACCGTAGCCGTTGTTTGCTGACTTCGCCAGTGCGGGAGCTACGAAATTGAACACATGCACTATTTCCTCAAGCCTCGGCATCTCGAGGAAGTGGGGATCGATTGGGCGCCTCCACACAATGTCGGGAATGATTGACGTCACTCTTTCGACTGCATCTCGATACAATCCAGACATTCTCAACGTTTGCACCATCCTGCGAAAACACTCTGAAATTATGCTAGCTGCTGGTGCCGCATAAAACTTATCAGCAATGTCTCGCAATGGGGTCATCCATTCTGCGGTATGTTGGGATACAGAGTACACATCAACCCACTTGTCGAGCTCATCTCTCGTTGGGATTAGGTGCTCCACTTTATAGGGCATTTGCACCTCTTTACCCTCTTTCAGCACGCCAAGCTGAGTGAATATGTACGTTAGCATGTGCATGTACATTCGACTTGTCAGAGCGTCCGGCGCAGACTCCGTTAGCAATTGCTTTAACGAAGGTAGCGTGAATAGTTGGCTCCCCCTCATGCCAAACCTGCTCTGCAGCACTGTGCGCAGTATTAAGTAGGGGAGCTGGCCGTTTTGACAAAGAGTGATGAACTTACTCTTCTCCTCCTCATCCTGTAGCGCGATCAGTTCGGCGAGGATATCAATGTTATCAGCACCGTAATTTAATGTTCTCATCTCATAACCAAACGCATTCGCGTTGGTTATAACCCTCATGTTACTTGGTACGATCTTAATCATATTGACTCCTCCTTCTTGAAGTCTTGAACGTCATCAGAATCAAAGGATGAAAACATCCTGCCGTATGCGCGTTGCAACTCTGTTACGCTATCTTGTTTTGGCGCTCCCGTGTCAGACACTTGTTTGAGTGCTGTCTTCCTTATCTTTGTACGTCCAAACGGACGCACTGCCACGCGCTCAACTCGATCGCCAGCACGTGTTGAATATGTCAGTCTTTGACTTCCTGTTGTGACCTCGGATAATACGATTGTGGTGACTGCTCCTTTGATCGCTAATATTACTGAAGCGTTAAATTCAGTAATCGCTGCTGCCGGATTGAAAGTAGCGACAATACAAATGCCCGCTCTTGCGAACATTGCCGAAACTGTTGTGAAAACGTCCAGCATAGCTAGTGACAAGCCACCTTTCATCGCTGCACCACTGAGATGCGAGAAATGCTTAAAACTATCGATGAAGACTACTTTATCGTCGTCCTCATTCTTTGCGTATGTATAATGGTCTGCCACGTCTAAGGCCTTCAATAGCGTTACTACATCTGTTGGAAGCGATCTTATGTCTGGCTCACCCCAGACAATGTACGCTGGATTCGGAGCTGAAGTGGTGCCACTTAGCGCCAAAAACCAGTCTTCGAGCAGCTTTGTTTTCCCTGATACTGCACCTCCAACAATAAGAGTTAACCCCGGAACTATTGGTACTCCATCCATCACGAGTACCTTCTCTCTCTGTGTGTAGTCAAGCGTGATGAGATTTGTGCTCATCACACCATCTTTCCTTGCGTTTTTCTCCATTTGCTGCAATTCAGCACGTCTCATTATGGATGGGTTGACCATCAAGCCTCGCTCAACGTCGAGACTTAATAGTGTCTCTGTTCCTCCTTTCTCCAGGTAAACCCCGGGCATGATGTCGTTAGCGGCGATCTCGTTGCTATCATCCAGCGATGCAACGTGACACCTTCCACCTAGCCATGACTCCTTCTCAAGCACTCCCTTGATCATACTTTCCTCCATGGTTTTGTGACTCTAGCCACCGTCTCTGATGGCACGGTTAGGTAAAATTGATCAAGCAAATCGGCACTGATTTGCTTGGACTGTATCTGATAGTAGATCCTTTCGGGCTTATCCATAAACATTAGGTTAAACACATTTAGTGGGTCGTATCCTGCTGGAGTTATACCTTGTGGTATTTGATCGTCTAGCGATCTACCTAATACCTCTTTGGACACCCTTTGCAGTATTGCATCTACCTCTAAAAAGGCAGGATGCTGACAATAATACTTCTTTCTTTCCCAGTATCCAAATTCCCACCATCTGTTAAATCGAGACTGAATTCCGCGCTCTCTACATAGTAGATTAACTAGGTATGAGTTAAGGTTAGGTACTAGAATGTGAGTAGAACCTTGCTTGCCAAGCACGAGTCCAAGGAATGAGCCAGGTTCCTCTAGTTCAATCGGAAAGTACGGATGCTGCCCTGCTTTAATATATTCAATATATCGTTGTTTGTCACCTTCGTTAGTAAATGCAACCACCGAATCATCCCCAGAATTAAGAATGCACAACCGATCGTGGGTGCAATTCATTACGCTTCCAAGCTCTGATATATTAAACATATCTAAGTCTAAAGCAGGTAGTAAATTGCACCATAGGCCATTTATTTTTCCCATTTCAGCCACGTATGGAACCCCAGAGGGTAGTCCGATATCTAGGTTATAGGTGGTGGAATCATTTGGGTCACCCAGCCATCGATATCTTCCAGGTCCGCCTACCCTATCTTCATTTATTATAAATGGACAGGATAGTGTTGTTTGAGCTAACTGGACAACTTCGTCGCACCAGTCTCTGCCCAATGCAGCCAGTACATTGCGTAGTGCCCATTTTGGGTTATTTTGGTCAAACTGCTTCACATCCACACAAATTACGTGTTTGTACCTGTTTAACTTCTCAGCCATCTGAATTGGGGTTGTGTGATGCCAACATGGCTTGCTCAGGGCCTCCGATCTGTAACCATTAAAGATTGAGTTCAGAAAAGGACCTACGGTGGCAGAAAAAGCTACTGCTAATCTAGACCTCATCGCAAAGTGACCGGTATATTGCGTTCGCTTGTTCGCTTCAACTCTATCGCCTTCAAATGTGGTGACCTCTCTAACCTTGCTTTTCCATGTGCCTCCTTCTTTATACACACGATCGCTGGCTTGGTAGCGCCTTGTCACAGCTGATGTTAACCAGATGCCTAGCTCACGCAAACTGCTCCAGTCTCTCCTACTTATTATTCTTTTAATTTTATCTGCTTCATCCGCATACAGCATATACATGCCCAGCTTGTAGGCAAGATCGTACGAAAATAGAGGGGGTCCTGACGATGATTGCTTGTTTATGGATAGCGCTTCTGGACGCCAGCTACCAAAGAACTCATTGATAATCGCCTTTTGTAGATCCTCATGAGCCTTGCTTTTAGGTCTATCTTCTTCTCTTCCATATCTAGCTACAGGTAATCCAAGAGGATCCATTTTGTAGCCCGATATCGTGCGTAGCCTCTCCCAGCCATCCAAAATGAAAGGGTACTCGCACGCCCCCTCTCTCATGGTTGGTGATGGATAAGAACTCATCAGCTTGGAAGCCAGCGCCTCAGTGAATTGAAGAAATAGTGGGTTATCTGCCTTAACGCCTGACAACACCAGATTACCAATGTTATACTCAACCCGCTTAATGTATCTCTGGAATCCGGGATTTTGCAGCGTCATATCCGATGTTGGTAGCTCATCATAAGCGCCCATGGCCGTTCCTTCCCAGGAAGTAGCCTATTATTGTTGCCAACACCATCTTTGCGGCAGACCATAGCTCATGTGTTAGCCACTCATTGTGAGCATCAGCGGCTAAAACATCGTGCAAAACGGATAACGTTGCTAGCATGAGAGCGACTATAGTAATTAAAATAGCCGCTTGAAACTTATCTGGCATCCCTTTCATTTTTATTGGTCCTTTCTTTGCGTGTTTTGTCCTTAATTATGCCGATTATTCGGTCTACCAACTCCAAAACAACTACGATTAGCCAGAATTTCATCCTAGTTCCCCTTTCCTTTCTAAAAGTCTCATACCGGCTTTTGGTATTTCAACACGAGATGCCTGCTCTATAACGCCAGGCACTTCGTTTGATAATTTTAAGATCTGCTTGTGCCACTCCTCAAGCGTCCGGGATTGCAATTTGCGTCTCCGAATCTCTTTTAACAGAAAATCGAGTCTCGTACGATGTTTTTCGCTTTGCTCAATCTCTGCTATTAAATAGAAACTCAGATAATCCGTGTACAATGTAATTATGACGTTAGGTGATAGGTTTTTAACAAGTCTGTTCCACTCGTCATTGTTTTCAACCTCGCCAAATATCGACTTCGCTTCTTTATCTGTTATCATTTCCTTCCTCTTTTCTTTGGTCGGACTTTTGATGGTTTGCTTCTTCTCTTTGGTCCCTCATCCTTTTCTTGAGATTTTTGAATGAGCGTTTTAAGTATGTTCATTAATATAAACCTACCTGGCATTTGATCCTCCCTGCACATCTAGTGCTTTTACTCGATTCGATAAGTCGACCCTTATCGCCTCCAGTTGAACCAGCATGCCACCAAGCTGCTTTTTAAGCAGTGAGTCCTGGACCTCCGCCGGTAATCTATCTATATATAGAACTGCCTCTTTGATGTTCAGCACTCCTTTGGTTACTAGCTGATTGACGATTATGGTTTGAATTTTACTGGCCCAGTAAGCGCTCTCAATATTTGTTGAGTCCTTTGTAAAGCATTTCATATCGCGCGCCCCCATTGCATATTCGCCTCCACCAAAAAAGGGAGGCGATGCGCCATTTGCTCGGCTATCAAGGCTTTTATCCTCATTCGATCTGCCTTTGAGAAATGTCTTTTCCTCATTCCATTCCAGAAGCCTTGAAGCACCTTGATCTCTGTTACATTTAAGTCAATTATGTGCTCTTCCAGATGTACACGCCATTCACTCTCGCTCATTAGCTCATGCAATCTTAACACATCGCGATGGCTCATTTTACTTAGCAATTTTTGTAAAACGGTAATCATGTTGACCTCCTTGCCACAATGGGGCTGTTATCTACATTCATTTACGCACCTAAACCACGCCTCACAAAATTCATGTTTATTGCAGTTTAGCATGCATTCTTCCATTTGCTTTGGTATTTCGTCCATCTCACATTCAATTGTGCAGTCCTCTACTGTGTCCCACTTATCGTACACTGATCCGTTATTATCACAGTAAAATAACTGTTCACACAAATACGAACACACTGAGTCGTGTTCTTCCTCACATGCGCTCAGCATAGCAAGTGCCAGATTGAAAAACATGGTCATTAACCAGTTTCTTTTAAACATGCCAGTCACCTTTCCGCCCTACAGGGCGTTAGCCTTTACAACTCAGCATCGATTAGCTTGGATATGAAAGGATTGTTTCTCAACAATAGTATTAATTGTGATGCAACACAATCAACCAATGTTTCATCCTCGCTCAAGTCCCACCTCCCAATTTCACCAAACATGGCGTGCACTATTTCGTGCATCACTACACGTCTGCTTTGATTTGGTGAGAGGGCTCTGCGTATCTGTATCAGGCTCTCCGTCCAGTTACAGTAACCATTCCATTTTGGAGGGAATGGACCTTCACCGACAGACATCAATTTAAAACATTGACATCCAATTTGAACATTATCCGGAAGTAATTTAAATACATCCTTCACTTGTTCAGTTTTTGTCTTTCTCTTACTCATCTTGCTGTCCTTTCTGCCACAATGGGGCATGTTGTGCCATCAGACTCTCCATCGCACCATGCGATCTCAAGTCTGCCAAACTCTCCTCAGCGTCAGACTCATTCCTTCGCTGCCAAAAGGGCAAATTTTTGGGCAAAG